CCCGAGCGTATCGCCGGGAAGAAAGACATTCGCGAGGCCGAAATGGGGAAAGCCAAACGGAGCGCCGCACAATTGCCCGAGTATTGTGCACCCGGAGCCGTCCTGGGTCGGATTCAATTGCGGTTGATTCCCCCCGGAGTCAAATTCGCCGTAGTGCGTCCACCCGCAATAATCGACATCCGCGATGCGCGATTGCCGGTTGTTCGTATCGCTGTAAATCAAATCTGTCGTAGGAATGCTGACGTGGCCCCCATCGCTCGCGGCATCGGGCGGCGTGCTGTTGGCCGGCGGCGTCCAGGACGACGCAAACGCGCCGAACGTCGAGCCAATATCGATCGAGGAATAGGGCAGACCTGCTGCGATGCGCTGACCACCGAGCAAGGCCTGAATCCGCGGCGGGAGTTGATACATATACCCGCCCACGTATTGCGAGCGTTGCGCCGGGCGCCACGGGCCAAAGGCCGTCACCGTGCCCCCACTCAAGATCGAGGTGCCGAAGCACGGGTCATCCAAGGGACTATACCCGCTCGTGTAGGACCATAAGAGTTGCCCCGTGGCGTCATCCCAGAGCACCCCGTGCGTCTCCATGTTGACGGACGACGTGACGGAGCGTTTCCCTTGGGTCACATCGCCCCAGTTCTGCACCATCGTGGCGCGATTGCCCACTCCCTGGTATTGCACTTCATAGACGGGATTATTCCAGCCCGTTTCCGTGTTCGCGCCGGTCCCGAAGATATGGATGTTGCCGCCGACCACGCGCCCGCTCATGGCGCCTGACGAGAACCCCCAGCGCGTCACGCCTGAATCGTCCACGGGGAATGTCATATCGCCCATGTAGGTGATATCCGTTGGCTGGAGCACGCCTCCACTCGGCGGCGGCGGCAGGGGCGGCGTGTTCCCCAGGACCAATCCGCGTTTACGGGGAATGTAATACACCTAATGCGTCTCCGGTTGCGGCGCCCACGGGCCGACGAGTTGATTGCTGTTCACGGCCCATTCTGGCTTGAACGGATGCACTTCAGAAATATCCTGCACCGGCTTCACGAACTGCGCCGGCCACGCCGGTTGCCACAAGACCATCGCCGTCGTGAAGTTCGCCACGCTCAACGCCTTTGTCGGCGGCGGCGGTTGGCCTGTCGGCAGGCTATTGGTAATGTTCGGCGCGTGTTGCGCGGGCCATGCCTGCACCCACTGACTGATAGCGGATTGATGCGCGATGGACAGCGGGCCATGTGGACGCGGAGGCGTGCCGCCCACGGGCTGCGGGCGCATCGTCAGGCGTTGCGGCTCCGTCCAGTCGCGCGGCCACGCTTGGTTGATGACGAGCTCCGTCGGCGTAATCGGCCCGACCACGGGCACCGTCGTAATGACCGGCGGAATCACCGTGACGATCCTGGCGCCGGTTTGCGCCGACCAGTCTGTCGGCCACGCCCGTTGAATCGTCTGGTCCGTGGGATTCGTCGCCCCTTGGATGGGCGGTTGGTCTGGATTCTCGCCGGCAATCAGCACCAGCGCATCCACCACTTGCACATCGACGGGCGGGAACGCCGAGGCAAAGATGCCGGGATTCAGCCAGCCCGCCGGCAGGGACGGGACTTGGCTCGTGACGTTATCCGCGAGGAAGAACCCAATCAGCGACGGCGCCGCGACATCATTCACAAAGATGCCGGGTTGGCCGTTCGGCACCCCGCCATCGAATTGATCCGTCCCGATCTGCACCCCGTTGACGAACATGCGCAGGAGCGGGCCGACCACTTGCAACTTGAGCACGTCGCCATCGGTGAGCGTGACGCCCGTCGCGGCCTGAATCAGCGTGCCGACCCCGCCCACCGTCTGATAGAGATCCACTTCGGAGGCGGCCTGATTCGCCACCATCGCATACGAGGCATCGCCAGACGGCGAACACCGCACAATCGGCCCCGGCGTATCCCCGCCATACTGCACGATGGTGCATTGCGCATATTGGTCAGGCGACAGCGCCGTTTCTTTCCAATACGCGAGCGTCAGGCCGCCTGCCGCGGGGAACGTGGCGCCAAACCCATTCGTGCCAAACTGCCCCGCCGTCTGGGTCCAGTTGCACGGCCCGAGCGAATTTCCGTAGTTGACGAGAAATTCATCGTGCGCCGGCAGGCCAATGTGTTGACAGGCTAGCGAGGCATCCGTGCTCGCGACGGGCGGCATCCAGCCGATCTCGACCCGTCCCATAAAGGGGCGCACATAGGGCACCGGCTGCGGAGGCGCTGGCGGCAGAACAGAGGAACTAAACGGGGAACCTACCGGAAGTGGCGGCGGGGGAAGCCACACCGTGAGCGCGGTCGAGAGGTTCGTATCACTCAGCGGCCCGACCGTAGTGGGCTGATCCACCCCCTGCTGATCCATGACGAACGTCGGCACGACCAGCACGGTCGGCACGTCTTGGCTCGTCGTATACAGATAGTCGGGCAACCGCTTAAAGAGCGGAGGCGTCGGAAGCGGCGGAGGCGGCAGCACGGCCGCGTTGTGCGGCGGCCCGGCGACAAACGGATTGTCCCTGGGCCACGTGCCGGTGATGGCCGCGAGTTCGGTAGGCGAATAGAACGCCGTGGGTGCCGGCCGATCCCCATACACCAGCGTCAGCGGGACGATCTTGTTCTGTTGCGCGTTCGGTGCTTGCAGCCGTGGCTCGAGGTCGCGGGGCCACGCGCCCTGCGCGAGTTGGGTCGCAATGATTTGTGTGACCTGTTGCGGCGGCGGCGGATTGACCGTTGGGCCTTGCGGTAACGATCCAATCTTCTGTTGTTCGTTGTTCGGGACTTGGAGCCGCGGCTCAAGGTCGAGCGGCCACGAGGCCAACGTGAACGCCAGGCCTCTGGCATTCTCGACTTGTCGTGTCGGCGGCTGGTCGCCACCGGGCAGCGTCAGGGGCGCGATTTTGTTCTGTTGGGTGTTCTGCTGATGCAGGCGCGGCTCGAGACTGGCCGGCCATGCCAGCACGGCCACCATCGCAATCGTGGCGCCCACTTGCAGGCGCGGCGGTTGGTCGCCCGTGCTGCCTTGCGGTTCGTGCGGCGTCGGCGGCGTGACGCTGGAGGACGGCGGGAGCGGCGGCGGCGGATAGAAAAACGCCATGCTACTGCGTCAGAATCGGCGCCATGTAGGTATTGCGCGGGATGACCGCACTCGCGGCGGGCGCATTCCCCATCACCAAGAAAATCGATTCCCGTGCCGTCGCATCGGCAATGTCGTAGGTGTGCGTAAAGCCATCAGCATCGAACGACGTGAAATCTGAGCGGCCTTGAATCGTGCCCGCGCCAGAATCGGCATACGACAGGTAGAAATGCGTCCGGTTCAAGGCATAGACGGCGGCCGACCCGGAGTTATAAAACGCGGTCCCGCGATGCGTCGAATCGGTCGCCGCACTCGTGGACATATATTGAATCGACCCTAAGGCCGCGGCCGCGGTCTGGCCGACACTGAGCATGAGGATGCCCTTCGGCGCAAACCCCGCCCCGGTGATGCTCTGCGCGCCGGTCGCCGTCTTCTGCGTAAACGCGCCCACGTTATACGAGCCCCCCTTCAGGCAGAGCGCATAGATGGTATGCGTGTTCGCGTTCGCCGTCGTCCAGTTCAGCGTGAAGCCATTGCCATCGAGGGTGACGAGGTCCGCTTCGCACCGCACCGAGGATCCGCCATCGATGTTGCAATAGACCTTCGTCGTCTTTTCAATGCGCCCGCCCGTCGTCGCGTTCGCGGCCTGCGCCGTCGTGCCCCGCGCCGTCGAGGACTTCCCAAACCCAAACACCGTCGAATTGTTGGACGAGGAGGTATCCGCGCCCATGAGCAGGATCGCATCCGGCGCAAACCCAGCCCCGGTCGTCGCCTGATTGCCCGTCGCCGTCGCGGAGGTGAAGGACACGATCGAAGCGTTCGTCAGATCTGCCCCGCCAATGGCAAAGTAATTGACGACATACGCCGTCGCGTTCGCCGTCGTGAAATTCACCGTAAAGCCATCGGCATCCAGCGAGACGAAATCTGCGGCAAACGTCACTGTTGGCGTGGAGCCGGTCGCGTTCTTGATGCACTTCGTGGCATCGGTCCCGGTCGGGTTGCCCGTCGCGAAATCGTCCGCTTCGAACATCGCCACGCGCGAGGTCGAGGAAATCCCGATCCCCCAATGGGGCGCCAAGGAAATACTGCCCCCGCTCGCCTCCCCATCGGCCGTCAGCGCATTGCCCCAGAACAAGACCACCTTCGGCTGAAAGCCCACCCCCGTCGTCGCTTTGTTGCCCGTCGCGGCCGGGACCGTCAATGAGCCGGTGAACGTGGACAACGCCATTTAGAAGTCTCTCGCCGTGATGGACTGCCAGCCAAACTGGTTATTCAGATTCGGGACGGTGTCCGTCTGGATGTAGAACCCAATGCCGGGACTGCCCGCCGTGAAGGGCGCCGTATCCGTGAACGGGAAGCCCATGACCATCACGTTGTTAAAGAACGCGCTGATGATCGCATTCGCCCCACTCGTATGAATCTCCACGCGGAAGAGATCGCCCGTGACCGGCGCCCGCGGCAACGTCCCGGCCGTCAGCAATGGTCCCTTGAAGTGGCCGAGCTGCACGTAACTGCCGTCGTGCGCGACATTGATTTCATAGCCTCGTGCCGTGGTGGTCCCAAACCCGCCACCGGGATCATACGGCGGCCCGGTGTCATACCACCGCAACAGCAATTCGACTTCGGCAAATTGCACCGTCACCGTCGCCGCTTTCCAGAACGTGCCTTGAATCGACTGGTCGAGGCCGAAGCCAGTCAGATAGGCTTGCGAATCATTCGGCCCATCCACGCCCGTCTGCGTGCCGTGCGCCACGTGCACCCCGCCAATCACTTCCGTCATCGCCACGGTTGTATCCGGCGCCGTATGATGCCAGCGCCCACCTTCTGAAATGGGATTCTCCGTCAAGGGGAACGACGTGGTGTAGGTGTTCACCACGTTGAGCGGATGCGGATACGTATACGGCACGTAATAGGCGCCCCAGGTATTCGTGGCCGTGCAATTGTAGAGCGTGCCATCCGCGCCATTGAATTGCACGCCTTGCGGATTCGTCGTGCTCGAGTTCCAACTGCCCTGGTCCGTCGCCCAAAACGCTTCGCCCTTCGCACAACTGGCGGGTCGTTGGGCCAGCGTGCCACTCCCCACGCCACCCGTCACACTCGTCGTCCCGGTCCCGAGATAGTAATCACGCGCCGAGACCGTTTCCGGATCGTTATTGGCCCACTTCACCCCACCCCACGTCGGCGGCGTGTTCCACGTATCGAGCCACTGATAGATCGGCTCCACGGGTTGGTTCGGCCACGCAATCGTGCCCGTGCTGTTATTCAGCACATTCGGGAAGTCATTCACGAGCAAATCCCCGCCACCCCGCCCGAGTTGATCCAGGCAGGCGTAGCCGTTCGGCCCGTTGCTGTTCTGGTCCCAATTGCTAGGCGTGCCCGTCTGCGTCGTGCCGCAATAGCCCCAGCCGGTCGGCGTCGGGCTTTCGGGATAGGTCGCATTCGAAAAGCGGTTCACGTGCGCCGAAATGAAGTTCTTGTAGCCCTGCGTCGAGCTCGGACCCGGCGCGTTATTCTTCCAGATGACGCCCACGCCCGAATCGACGTAGACCGCCGAATCCGGCACGTTCCCCGCCGCGGCCGTCAGGGTATTCCCGTAGATTTCAAACGCCCGACACCCGCGATGGCGCTGGCCCGATCCGGTGCCATGCTCCTGCACGGCGGGCGGCGGCGTGCTCCCGGTGAACGTGTTGAACCGGAACACGAACCGTCCCCCGGTCACGCAATCATTCGTGGCCCCGTGATTGAAGATGCTGTCTTCGATGTAGAGGAAGCGTTCAGATCCGAGCGTCGTTGTATCGTTCCACGAGCGGTCCCCGGCACCGAGTGTTTCTCCGTTCCAGCCCGGCGCATTGATGCGAATGCCATTGTTCGTGCTGCCCACCGTTTGGTCCACTAAGAGATGGTCGAGCACGCCATAGATCCAGCCATCGACTTCCATCGCCACAGCATTAATCAGGTTCAAGTGGACGTGATCCATGCGGAAGAGATGCGAGGAGCCGCCGATGCGAATCGCCCCGGAGAACGTCGCGGCGCCGGTCTGGCTGATGGTGAAGCCACTCATGCGGAACGTGCCGCTCGCATTGGTCGTGACGTTCAGCAGACCCGTATCACTGCCGATGGCATCCACGATGGTTGTGACATTTCCGCCGCCGACTGCGCTCTGGTTGCCCGCGCCGAGCAACGTCACGTTCGCCGGCGCGTTCCAGGTCACGCCCGTGCTCCACGTCCCAGTCCCGGCCGGGAGACAGACCGTGGACCCCGCCGCGGCCGCATTGAGCGCGGTCTGCACATCCGTTTGGCTGAGTGATGCCGCGGTCGTCGTGCACCCCGGATTAATCGTGGTGACGGTGAAGGTGATGCCGTTCGTCGTATTCCCGCTGACCGACACCCGCACGGGCCCCGTGGTCGCCCCCGCCGGCACGGTCGTCGTGATCGAGGTATTCGACCACGCGGTCGGCGTGGCTGGCGTGCCGTTGAACGTCACGGTGCTGGTGCCCTGCGCCGTGCTAAACGTCGTCCCGGTCAAGACCACCGACGTGCCCACCGCGCCGCTCGTCACCGAGAGGCTATTGAGGACAGGAGGCGTCAATCCGCCAATGACCACGGGCGTGCTGGGTGTGGGCGGCGCTTGCGCCAGCAGGGCCAGCGTGCCCAGCACCAGCAGGAGCGCGACAGCGAGTCTAAACGAGGGGAACCGTAAAGGTATTCGACACTGCGGATTCACTCGATCCCCCTGGGTTCGTCGCCACAATCGTTACATCGTAATTGCCAGCAGGGAGTGCGTTCAGCGTCGAGGCGATATTGACCGTAATCACACTCCCGATCGGATGGGGCAACCCGAGATGCACCGTGACGAGAATAGGCGAGCTCGTGCCAGCCGCATAGACGTTAATCGCATAACTCGTGACGGTCGGATCCGTGGAGACGAGGAATGAGACATCGCCCTTCGATGTGGAGATCGGCGGCGGCATCGACCGCAACGTGCGGATGTAATAGACCGCCGGCATGGACCCACCGAGAAGGGGCTGACCCGCGGCCAGCCCCGCTCAGGATTAGCCGATTTCGCGATACGCCACGCCGAAGGACCAGCCCGTCAGCGTGCCCGGCGTCGAGGTGAACTGAAGAAAGTTCCCTGACGTGCACCCCGGCATCGCGAGCATGGTTTCCGCTGGCGTCGGCACCCAGAGCCAGCCGTTCAGCACGTTGAAGTTGTCAGGATAAATCCCGACTTCCACGCCTGCGCCGTTGGCCGAGGAATTGATGCCCGCCGACCCGGCCGCACCCGTCGTATTGCCGACAAGGTTCGCGGTGGGCAAGCCGAGCGAGGTCTTCGCAGGCGTGGCACTGACCAGCGTCGGAAAGACGGTCAGCTTCGTGCCGAGGCGCACACCCTGCTGGGCACTCGTCGCGTTCGCCCGCTGACTGACCCAGGCCCGCAGGATTTCATAGCCGGGGACAGCGGCGCCACCTGCTGAGACGTTGAGAAAGACCAGTTGTGGCGAGGCGGCGACGGTGAGGTTGTCGCCACTGACGGTATACGTGCGGTCGGCCATTGCTACACTCCTTAAGAGACGCTAGGTAAGCGACACGAACTCTTGGCCCGGTCGCTCGTAATCAATTTCCCGACCCGTCCGCACATCGTAATGCTTGAACCGTTCCACCTGTCCCGTGCCGTGACACTTCGGGCAGTCAATCAACAGGTCTTCGCCGGTAAAGCGGTTGTAGCCCAACCACATCTTGCCGGGCATCCGCTTGTAATCGCTGCACGCGATACAGCGCATCCACCCGACCGGCCGCGAGATGAACGGGACGACCTCCACCGCCATCACGCACTCTTCTGCTTACCCTGATCCGAGAAGCTGTTCAGCACGGCATCCACGTCCGCATCGGACAATTCCGCAAGCTGATCCTGAATCGACTGCATCCGCGCTTTCTTCTGGCCCTGAATGATGAGCGAGCGGTCAGCCGGTGACAGTGCCTCAAGCATCGCGCGCATCTGCGCCGCCTGATCGATGACGATGGTGCCGGGATCCTTCTCCAGATAGCCCTTAGCGACGTAGTCGTGATGCTCTGTGGCGCTCTGCACGGTGATCTCTTCGCCGGCCTGGCTCCAGAGCAAGCGCGGATAGGGGAACGTCTTCATCGACGCGCCGCCATCATTGCGCGGGCCTTCAGCCGAGGGAAAGAACGTCGGCCGCGGGTCATCCTTCGTCGGCAGCAGTCGCAGATCGTGCAACTGGCGCGGCCGGAAGGGTGAACGCCCGCCCTGTTGGAGTTCGGCGGCGTTCAGCGAGCCATCCGCGATGGCCTGTTTAATTTCTGCGAGCAGTTCAGGACTCAATGCCATCTTCAGTAGCTCCTGAGTTCGGCTTCAACGACTTTGTTTGTGCCCGAGAATGACGCGCCGCCATTGAACGAGATGCCGATGAACGACCCAGCCGGCGTCGAATCGAAGCCGCTGGACGTCACTTGGATCTGTCCCTGCCCTGACGCGCCAGTGCTCACAAGGCCCGTCGCCGCGAGCGCGTGGCGACATTCGCACGTTCCAGAGACAACGGCTACGGTGCCGCCACCGACCGTGCGGAAGTGCGCCGTGACCACGAACGTCCCGGTATCGACGGCCGCAGTGCCTGCCGCGAAGGTGAACGTGCAGATGGCCGCGTCACCAATCGCCCCCGCCGTGCCGATGCGGATGATGACGGTCGGCGTCGCGGTGCCTGCCGCGGTTTTCACCATGTCGAACGTGCACGAGTAGCGCGTGCCGGCGAGGAATCCCGTGCTCGGCGCCGCGATGCTCGAGCCTGCCAGATACGTGTCGGCGGCATATCCGGCCGAGACATCGGCCGTGCTGAACGCGCCCTTGATGGTCGAGATGACGGGCGTATTCGCGGCGACAGACGGGATGATCTGCACCTGCCCGGTCAGGTTGACATCGTAATTCGGGAGGAACGCTCCGCCTGCTTGTGGAGATCCAGCCATTAGAATCCTTTCAACTCGGCTTCAACGACCGTGTTGGTCCCTGAGAACGAGGCGCCACCGTTGAAGGAGACACCAATGAACGTATTCCCCAAGGTCGCATCGAACGCCGATGACACCACCGCGATCTGGCCTTGCCCTGACGCACCCGTGGACACTAAGCCCGTCGCGGCCAGCGCATGACGGCACTCACAGGTGCCGGCCATGACAGCGGTCGTGCCTGCGGTTCTGAAATGCGCCGAGACGACGAACGTGCCTGTGTCGGCGGCTGCCGTCCCTGCGGCAAACGTGAACGTCAGAATCGCGGCATCCGCCGTGCTTCCCGCCGTGCCGATGCGGAGAACGACAATCGGCGCGGCGGTGCCGGCTGCCGTCTTGACCATGTCGAAGGTGCAGACATACCGCATCTCCGTGACAAAGCCACCCGTGGGCACCGGAATAGCCGAACTCGAGAAATACGTGTCCGTCGCAAATCCTGCCGACACCGTGGCATTACTCGTGGACGAGCCCAACAGCGAATTGAAACTGGGGCCGAGCGGTTCCATCGAGAAGTCGCTCGGCGCCCCGAACCACGCCGACGCGCCTGATTCGTGCTGCGAGGCCGATGTGCCGATCTGCCCAGGCTGGACGCCGACAATGGAGGCCGACGCGGCCTGCGAGGCATCCGTGACGCGCATGAATTCGCCTTCTACGAGCAGGAACATCTTGTTCGCGATGCCTGTCGTGGAAGCCAATTTGACATACTTGTCTTGTCGCGTCTTCGCCACGGTCAGCGTGGTGGACGTCAGCGCCATTTATGAGAACGCTCCACCGCTCGAGCTGAGCACCTTCCACGTTCCCAGATCCGCCTTGATGACGAGACAGCCACCAGACGTCGTGCCGGTGAACGTCCAAATAGTCGTGGCCGCGCCGCTGTTTTTCAGCGTGCTGGCCGGGAACGTGACCGTATGCGCCGCGGCCGTTTCGCTGATGAACGTCAGCACGTTCGTCTGGTCGTTCGCGGGTGCGGCCTGCGTATACGCGCCAGCCGTCGCCTTGTTCAGCGTGACGAAGGTATCCGTGACGAGCACGGTGCCCGCGCCACCAGGGCCGGTAATCGCGCCGTCAATGCCGAAGCCGGCAGAGACGATTTCCACCTGCGGATTGATGCTGAATGCCTGCACGAAATCAGACTGGATGCCGTAGGCAACCGGCGACAGGGTGCCATGCGGCATCGCTGCCGAGCCGTAATAGCCCGGCACCACGCCAATGACCGGCGTCAGCGTGATGTCCACGACGCGCATGATTTCCTGATCGACGCGGACGAGCATCTTGTTCGCGATGCCCGTCGCAGAGGTGAGCTTGATGTATCGGTCGTTGAGGGCTTTCGCGCTTGCAAGTGTTGTCGTCGTAACGGCCATGATTACTCCAGTCCGAGGTTAACGGGCACGTTCTCCTTACTCCTCTTACCCACCGACGACGCACGCGAGTTCTTGCCGCAGGACCGCCGTGCCATACAGCACGTCCAGTCTTTGTATCCACTGGTCCGTGGTCGCCACGTAATCGCGGATGCAGCGGATCGCCTTCCCGGACTTCTTCGATGCCGCCCGATAGGCGCGATCCGTGCCGCCCGGCAGTGGCATGTCCACCATCGCGAGCGTGCCGAAGTTCTTGTTGCCGACGATGTTGAAGGGCGACGACTTGCCCGTGATGAGCGCGAAGTTCGCGGCCGGCGTGTCATACACGTAGACGGCTGTGGAAACGGCCGGCAGGTTCGTCACGTTCTGCAACTGCTGACCGGGGCCATACATCGCGGGCGCAAACGGAATCACCAGCGTGCCCGCCGCATCGCTCGTCGTCGCCGTGACCACAAACTGCTGCGGCTGACCCATGTTCTGATAGTTCTGCGGATTGACCAGGTTGACCGGCGTCGTCGTGGAGACGAAGCTAATCTTGTCGCCCGCGTTCAGCGTCGAGGCGCCCGAGGCCCAGCCCGTCGTGCTGATGGTCGTCGCGCCATTCGCAGGCGCCGTGCCCACCACCGGCGTCGAAGCACCCAGCGTGCCCACCGTCTGCACGTAGATGTTCTGGTCCATGTCCCACGCCATGCCGAGTGTGCCAGACTCCGTCATCGAGCCTGACTCATACTGGGCGCTAATCGCCTTCCCGCTATTGAACAGACCCTTCAGGTTGTCCATCAGCGTGAAGTCGGCAATGGGCGACAGCCAGGCGTAGCGGTCTTCCGCGGGGCAAGCGTTGTTGTCCAGCTTCACTTTCGCGAGGCCGTAACTGGTCAGCGTCGTCGGCGTTGTGCCCGGCGTGCCCACCCAGTTATTGAGGCCCTGCGCCAAGTTGCAGACATCCTGATCGATCAGGTTGTTGAGGCGCACAATCTGCGGCTTCAGCACCCGCTCGCGATAATTGTCGATGTCGAGCGCGAGATTCTGGGACGATACCTGCGTATCGATGCCGCGCTGATACGACAGCGTGAGCGGCACGAACGTCTCGGTAATCGCTTCGATCTGGGCGGCCTGACCGAGCCGGCCGATGTAGCGTGGGGGTTTCCTGATGTTCAGCGTCTGGCCGAGGACCGTGCCGCCGAAATCAAATTCGCTGGAATACTCGCCGTTGATGCGCTGCATCACCTTGTCGGTGTTCTCGAGCACATCCAACGCTTCGAACGTGACGATGTCATTCGTGAGGAACGTATTCGCCATGAGGCGGCCCTACTCTTATCGACGCGCTTTCCGTTCGGCCTCCCGGCGCGCTTTATAGGCGGCGTAATCGCCTTTGTGCGCGGCTTCGGCTGACGGTGTCGGCGTCGTTGGGCTACCGGACCCCACTGGCTGAATTGGGGCAGGCGGCGTAATCGTTCCGGCGGTCGGCGTCGAGGCCAGCGGTGCGGCGCCGTTCGTCGGTGCGAGCGTCGAAAGAATCATCCCGAAGTCAATCGGATTCGCCTGCGCGAGCCGTTGAGCCAGGGCGCCATCTTTCACGATCGCGTATTGCACATGCTCACTCGCGGGATGCTGCAAGATGGCCTGAATCTTCGCGTGATCCATCGGCACTTGCGAGCCCGGCCCGGTGGTGCGCATCGCATCGAAGTCCGCGTAAACTTTCCGGCCTTTTGCCCATGTGCTTTCGGCGTGGCTCAGAAAGTCGCGAGAGGCCCGATCCGCTTCGATGCTCTGACGGATGCGGGCGTCGATGTCGGACTGCTGCGATTCAGCAACCCAACGCGCGGAGTCTACCACAAATTCCGCGTAGGTTTTATATTTCGTGCCAATTTCATCTTCGGACGGCTGCGTCCGACCCGTGGAAAGGTGCCCCGAGTCTCCCCGTTCGGGGCCAGACGGTGAAGGCGGCGCGGGTGCGGAGGGGACCGACACCGGCACCGCAGGAGCGGGCGCAGACTTCGCGCGGAGTTCCGTGAGTTCCCGTTCGAACGTGGCCGCTTTCGCTTCCGCATCTTTGCGGGCTTTCGTCAGTTCGGCAAAGCGTGCTTGTCCTCGCGTGGCGGGCTTCGGCGTCTCCGTCGGCGTGGATGGCTCTGGTGGAGCTTCGACGGGTGCAGGTTCGTGGCGCTCCATCACGTCCGCCAGCGCTTCACTCGTCGTGCCGACCCCGCTCAGGGTGCGGCCATCGGAGGATTCGTGCGTGCTGATGGCGTGCGGGTCAATCGTGGCGGGTTCGGACATCGACTAGCCTTTCTTCGGGTGCAGATACGCGCCGAGGTTCTTGTGGGGATGGCCCCCAGCCTTCGCCACGTGCGCCGGCTTGCCCTTCATACTGCCCACCGCAAAATCGTGGAGTTGCTGATGCGTCATGGAGCTTCGAACCTTTTTCGCCATCGGGAAGGTCGCGCCGTGCTCCGCGGCCGCCATCAGCCGCTGTTGACTCCGTGATTTGCTAGGCATGATTACCTCGTAATGTTGATCGGACAGAGCGCGTAACTCTTCACCGTAATGGCCGCACGCCCAGACGGGCACTGATAGAAACAGATCTTGTTTTGCCCATCTGTTTTCTCGCCGTCTGCCGTGCAGAATTCCCCACCCGCCGCGGCCAGTCCCAGACTCATCGCCAAGGCCACTAACGCCGCCATCCCAAGCGTCCGCTTCATCGGTCGCCTCCTGTCATCGGGCTGGATGGGTCCAAGAGAGCCTGACTCCCGGCCGGGGCAGCCGAGTTCCCAGCAGCACTCATCTCGGTGGACCATCCAGCACGGCTCGTAGTAGACTCTCGCCCCATGATTGAACTACTCCTCGTCCTCGTCATCTGCGGCGTTGCCCTGTATCTCGTCGAGCAATACATCCCCATGTCCCCGCCCATCAAGGTCGTCATCCGGGTGGTCGTCGTCCTGCTCCTCGTGCTCGTCCTGCTCCGCGCCTTCGGCATTGGCGACGTGCCCGTGCCCCGCCTCCGGTAAGTCGTCCTTCGGCCACGTCGTGACGACGCGCCCATCGAGTTCCCGCCATCCGCTCGCCTGATACCGCAATACCTCTTCGTGTTCAGCCAGCACGGCTTCAGGACTGCGCCCGATACAGCGCATCCCTGGGCTCAGTTCCATGTAGAGCCGCGTGCGCCACAAGTCGCCCAGTGTGATCGGCTTCAGGATGATCGGATGTTCTTGTCTCATTTGCCATCTCGCAAGAGTTCAAGCTTCGCGTCAATCTCGCGGATGTCGCTGGCCGCATCCTGCACGGCGTGCCAATCCCCCGCCTCTAGCTTGATTTGGCAATAGGCCACGAGGCCGACCTTGCGGCGCTCCAGTTCCATGAGTAAGCGGTCAGGAGGCGCGGCGGGCTTGAGGGTCACAGAATCCAGCGGAGAATAGTGCGCCGATCCGGTCCATGTATTGCTCATTCGCCTGCTCCATTCGGCTGCGCCTGCGCGGCCGCTTCTTGCGCTTGCTTCGCCATCTCCGCTTGATGCGCCTGATCCGCTTCCTGCGATTGCTGCCCAATCACGGCCTGTTGAGATCCCTGCTCCAAGGACTGCTGATGATCCTGCGCCGACTGCTCGAGCGCGTGCTGATGGTCCATCGCCGCCATGCCGACCTCGTGCGCCATCTGTAACCCCGTGGCGAGCCGTTCTTCGGCCGCTTCGGCCGCCGGGTCCATCTGCGTCTTCGCCGCACTAATCCGCGCCACGGCAATCTTCGTGGCGTTGTCCATCTCCGCAATCTTCAGCTTCGTGGCCATATCGGCCTGTGACGACTGCAAATCGCTCTGCGCCTTGATCTGCGTGGCTTGGATATGGCCCTGCTGCTCCGCCTGCTTCGTCTGGATGAACTGCTGCGCCTTCTGGAGTTCCGCCTGCATCTGCTGCATCTGCGCTTGCACGGCCGGCGGAATCTGCGACTGCTGGTCGTTCTTGTCCTGCAACTGCGGCGGTAACGCGTTCCGCAACTTCTCCGCAATTTTGTGCGAGCCGGGAAACGACAACTGCTCGACATAATCCGGCGTGGCCACGGCGGCCATTTCCGGCGGCAGATGCGGAATCAATTCGCCCAGCGCCATCGCGCCCTCTTCCCGCTTCGTCGCCGTCGCCTTGCCGACGCTCACCGTGACGGCATAGCGCCCGTTGTTCAAGTCGTAGAACTTGTGCAGGCCGTTGCTCATCGCCGCCAGTTCTGGCGTCACCTCAGGCGGTGAGGCTTGCGGGGCACCGGTCTGCGGATGCTCCTGATACGGCTGGCCGACCATCACCTGTTCGGGCTCGTCGTCCATCCCGAGGATGTGAATAATTTGCCCCTTCTGCGTAATCTTCGGGATAATCTCCACGGCGAGTTCGCCAGCGTAAATCAGCGCCCGCTTCACGTTGTCGGGATAGTTGCTGTTCGCGAGGTCTGATTGCGCCTGCAATGCCTGCAGTGCACGTCCGCTGCGCTCATTCGGGTTCGTGTTCCCGAGGCTCGCATCGCCCGTGCTCGTCGTCGCCTTGATGGCGTCTTCGGATACCCGCATCAGTTCCACAGCAGCCTGAATCGGTGGCTCCGTCGTGTCGAGCATCGGCTTCGGGTATTCCTTGCCGTCTTGGTCCCACGGGTCATAGGGCAGATAGGCGTGATTGATGGTATTGCGCGTCTGCCAGATGTTCTTGTAGTTCGCGACGGCTGGGCCGGCGACAATCGGCGCGTTCTTTGGCGCGAGCGCAAAGATTTCCACCGCGCCGCTATACGTGTAGTTCACCATCCGCTGCGCGTCCATGCCTTCTTCGATGACGCCGCGCAGCCAGACTTTCCCGTCCACGTTCAGTTCTTCGCCCAGCACCGGAATCAGCGGGATGCGCGAACCAGCCCAATCGAACGACTGCAGCGATTGCACGGCGTTGATGATGTCGCACTTGACCGACGGCACTTGCATCACGCGCTCGGCCTTGATCTGCTCCTTGTCGGCGGGCGGCTGTTCCACGATGCTGCCGTCTTGCAACTGATACAGATGCCGCTTGGTATAGACGATGCGGTAATACTCAGCCACGCGCACGGCTTCCGCGCTGACCCACGATTTCCACGAACTGGTATCGCCCGTCGCCGTGAACGTCTCGAGGTCGCGGATGTCCGCCTTCGGCCATTTGCGCTTGTGTTCTTCGCGGCTGATGTCTTCCGTGACCAGCATCCACTGCGCATCGGAGCGCGTCGGCCGCATCGCAGACGGATCGCAATACACCGTCAGGTTGTTCGTGATGCGCTCCAGAAACAGCGCCTGCCACATGACCTCGTCGGTCAGCGCCCCGTCCCACGTCTCGTTGATGTAGTCCGTGCGCAGCCGGAACCAGCCAATCCCGCCTTCGATCGCCTGGTCAGCGGCCCACTCCACAGGCGACTCCCCGCGCGATCGGTTCAGCATCCACCGCAGATATCCCTTGAAGATGTCGGCCGTGTCCTGATCGCTCCCGCCACCAGACGGCAACACGTCGAACCCGAAGCTGGCGTTCTTGATCGTGTTGCTAACTTGCCGCACAGGCTGGCTGAGACGGTCCACGACGAGACAGGGGCGCGGCGGTTGCGGGGACTGGCCTTGGATGCTCCCGCCACCTTCACGCGCGATACGGATGGCATCCGGCCATTGCTTGCCGACGCGGAACTGCTTCGCAAGGACGATGCGGGCGCGTTGCGCTTCTTCGGCTTCCGCCGCGCGATTCCAGCGTTTGCGCGCCTCGACTATCAGGTCACTGGGCGACTGGTCAGCCATTGATAATCTTTACGCCGAGTGGTTCTGTCGGTGCCGGCATATCGGTAATCATACGGACCATACGATTAAGTTCCTCGCGCGCATTATTCCTCTCAATAGCACGCGCATCACACATGCCGCATTTAGGCTCTGTGCCATCTGAGAGTTTGCCATCGTGCCAGCCAGGCACCGCATAGCCTAGGGCACCTCTATAAGCATGGATGTCGCGGTGATTGTTCCTTGCTGCTTCTAGAGCGCCAGGAAGGTGTTCGGCGTGCGTAGCCGCAATGATGTCTTCCATCAGCGACTCGCCCCACTTTTGATTCTCAATCGCACGTTCTCGCCATGTCGTGCGCCGCATCGGTTCACCGTCGTTCGGGCACATCTCGCCGGACATCTGCATCACGTCCGCGATAGTGACGCCAATCTCGCCAGTGCGCGTGCACAGCGTTTGTTGATACAGGACGAAACCGCATTTTACGCACGTCCAATTCCCAGGCACGTAGACATCTTCTGCTTCGTCATAATTCATGATTACTGGTCCCGCCGCTTCCTCAGAAGCTCGCGCTCCACTTCGATGTCAGGCATCGCCTGCCGCATAATCTCGCGCCACTTCAGCGCGTTCTTGGGCGACTGAAGCAAGGCGTGCTGCACGCGCGGAGGACAGGCGAGCAGTTGCATGTAGCGGAAAATCTCGTTCAGCGCCCCGTCGTCCTCGCCTATCTTGTAGCCACGCCAGATGTCACCAGCGACCTTGCGCCACTTCTCTGGACCGGAGCAGACGATCGTGAGAAGCTTGGGCCTGTCGCGCTCAATCTCGCGCAAGAACTGCATAATGTTATCGGTAAGGGCTTTCTCGCGCGTGGTTGCATACCCTACGATGGGAAGATCGGGAAGTCTGAAAATTATTGCACCGCCTTTTGCTGACGGCGCATCTCTTTCATTCGCCGGATGACATTCTTCGGGTCATACGTGCCGCCCATGTGGCCAGGAATGATGCGATGCTGATGGAACAGAATCACGGGCGGTTGCATTCTACTGCATCCACGACTGGCCGAAGCCAGTAAATGCGGGTGTTGGCGCAGGCTGTTCAGGCTTTCGACGGGCCACGTTCTGCGCGAAGGTGAGAGCTAAGGCGTCCCCTTCATCTGGCGACGGGACATCACGGGCGCGCATTTCTTTCTTACTCTCTAGCCATATGCGTTGTTGAAGGTCTTCACGAAGGCCGGGCGCGGTGAGGTCCGATTCAAGGCGCGGTGAGTTGTCGATAGCCCCGTTGATGAGCCAATCCTTCATACGCGACCACATGAGATCCCTCATGTATCGGCATTTTCGGTCGGGACTGTCCGCGCCGAAGTTCACTTCTAACAGATTGGTGTGGCCGAGCTCGCGGAGACGAGTGCCGACGCTGCCCGCAATGCCTGCGGAGTCCAAAAACAACATGGACACACGCTGTCCTCCGTATACACCTCCAAGCACGTCGGACAATCGATTCGTGAGCACTGAAGGATCGCGCGTAAGCTCCCCCGCAATCCTGATAGCAGGTATAGTTCGCGCGTCACGCCCTCGCCGGAAGCGGATGACGTTGGAGTCTTTTCCACCCCATGCCAAGTCGCAGCCGGCCACAAGGGGTTCATCATCCAGCACCTCCACGGTTCGTTTCTGCGCATCCCGCACGCGACCGAAGTCAATAAACTGCGCATCTTCCGCGTTCGGCGGCAATCCACGCACGCGCACTCGGAAGCGGTCGCTGTCTTCGCCCCACTCCTCCAACTGCTCCGCGATGAGGTCTTTGTTCGGAAACTTGCAGTTCCGCGCGTCAATCGTCCACGTCTTCCACCCGCGGCCCTTGCCGGCAAACACGATGTCGTGAAAGCTGCCACGTCGGCGCGTCGGGTTGCCGAACAGGAAGTGCATCGGCTCGCCGTCCGTCAAGCCGCCCTCTTGCACCTCGTGGATGATTTCCGGCACGTTGCTGTCTTCGTCGTTCACATAGAAGCTCGTGCTGGCCGCGTTGTGCTGGCCGGCGAAGCTCTCGCTGTTCTCCGGGTCGCACGTCTGTGGGCTCACCTTCCACTCTGACCGGTAGCCCTTGCGATACATAATGCTGGTGTTGATTTCGAACCAGTGCGCCGTGATGGCCCGCTTCGCCCACGTCGTAATGCTCGGCCACGTCTTGTCTTGTAGCTGCGGGCCAGTGTTGGCCGTGATGACGCCTTTCGCGTTGCGCCTCGTGGACATCAGGAACGAGACGAGCATGCCCGTGAGTGCGCCCTTGCCGATGCCGTGCCCGCTAGCGACGGCTGCGCGGATCGGCATGACCGCATCAACGCCGTTGAACTGGCGGGCTTTGATTTCATCACCGAGCCAAGCGAAGAACTCACACTGCCACCGATCGGGTTCGCTGAATGGCTCAAGTGGGCCAGGTCGTTTCCACGGAAATGCATAACGCACCCAGTTCAACGGGTCCGCGTAATATTCGCCACAGAGCCCATGAAGCTCGGCTTCGTAGTCGCGCGATGCTACGGCTTGTTCTTCGATTTCCATGCATCCAGCATTGAGAGATGCTGCTCGTTTGTCGTGATTTCCACTTTATCCTTCAACCAGCCATTCGCTCGCGCGCCGAGTTCCAACGCTCGCGTTTTGTCCCAGAGCTTGATCTCAATCGTCGTGTCCTGCACGCCATCGCCGGCACTCAGATTTTCCGTGCGCACTTTCACGCTGCTAATCGCCCGCTGCATCCGTTCTGGCATCGCACGCAGTTCGCGCAACGTGAACGATCGCTTGTTCCCATGCACGGCGGTGAACGCATCGATGATGTTGGAATGCGCGAGATAGCGGACTTCGGCGTCCCACGTCTCGCGCGTGATTTTGTTCTTCGAACCTTTGGGACGGCCTGGGCCTCCACGCCTCAGCTTGTCTTGGTTCTGGGGATTTGGATTAGACATCCGATTTGTCAAGGAGATTGTTGCACAGGCGTCAATCAGTCCAATCAGTCAAATCAGTGGTCATAGATCCGCAATATATAACTCGCGCGCGCACGCTTTTTGATGTCATATTCACTGATTTCACTGATTTAGAGTGTATATACAGGCAAATACTGCATAACTGTGTAGTGCGGATCGGGGACCACTGATTTCACCGATCACACTGATTGGGCACGTTCGGCCGCGGCGTCCCGCTGCTCTTGCTTGGTCATCGATTGACGGGCGTAAATGACTTGGCGTCTACGACTTATCACCCAGAGGCCATCGTTCGCGTAGGGATTACGGACAGCCACATATCCGCACTTCGAAAACCGATGGGGCACCTGTCGACGGTTCTTGCGGTCCCTGAGCCAGTCCCGGAAGGCGGTCGGCGTGGTGTCACTCATGAGGTCTTCGATGGTGAGGGCATCTGGATAGCTGAGGCTGTCAAGCGCGTCTGCGAGCTCGGCATCTTCGGGCGCGCGGTTGGCGTCCACAATGTCATGCCAGGCATCGGTTTTTCGCGGAGGGGCCTTTGGGTCAAACTCCGTTAGGTCGTAAGCACACAACCACGCCGCCACGTGTGCGAGGCCGCCGGCCGCATACCACGCGAAGAGGGCCGGAAAATAGTGGTCATCGAAATCATTCAGCGTGATGTCAGACCACGCGACGTAATGCCGACGATCATCAGGCGCGAGATACAAGCCATCGGTTTTATGGTTCGTCGTGATGATGACGCCGCAGACGTTGAACACCGCATGTTCTCGCAGATTCTTCTCATCTACTCGGAGCACGTCTGGCGGCGCCGCTTCGTAGATTTTCATATGGTCATAGAACGCATAGCGATTGAGGTCGCCAAGGTCGTGCGCTTCATTGATGCGGAGAATGGTCGATTTCGAGAAGCCGTTGAAGCGTCCCATGATGTGGGTCGGAGTGACTTCAATGAAGTTCCATGGGCCGACTGCGTGCTTCACGGGCTCAAGCAGCGCATCTTTTCCGATGCCGGGAATGCCTCCAAGCACAAGCGCGTGATTAATTTTCTCTTCAGGATGTTGCACACGCTGCGCGAGCCATTCATAGAGATGGTCGGCATCGGTGGGATAGACACGCTGCACATGATCGAGCCACGGCGTAGCGAGTGAGGCGTCTCCGCCAATCGTGACGAGTGGCGCGCGATAGAGATTAAACGTCGAGCAGCCTGGGCGTGGAATCCAGCCACCATCCGCGACGAGATGATCGGTGATGACCGCCGGCCGACCTGGGCACCACGTCATCTGCTCAATCGGGCGATGACGGTCAAGCCAAACACTGGCTTTCACTGGAGAGCCGCACGGCTGCCCCTGTTCGTCTAAGAGTTGACGCTTCGGGAGGCGACTATCTACGCTCGCCATCGTCCAAAGTTCGCGCGTGGGGCCGAAGAGATAGTGATGCGTCGGCATGTAGGCATGGAAGTCCTCATACGTGGCGCCAATAATAACTGGAGGCGTGCGGGGTTTTGGTGAGCCCAAGACGCGGGCCATTTAATTCCCGTCCTGCGCGGGAACATGAACATCCTCAAGGGCATTCCCGACTTCGACGCAGAGATCAATAAAGTTTTCAATTTCAGAGGGGCGCGGCTCTTTGAAGTGACGGATTAAGAATCCGCCCAGTGTGCCGACAAGGGCTAACAGCACCTCGCCGCGGTTAAAACCTTCGGTTTGTGCTTGGAGAAGAGCGGATAATGCGCGGGCGTTGACCGATAGTGCGGAATCAGACATAAGACACCTCTACAGAAGGTGACAGCTACCCCACGTGGCTCCTGCCCTGTCTGTAGCAGGACAGGACTTGCGCCGGATCCCTCCGGACCACGTGAGTGCTAGAACCAGCGCGCGCAGGATGACGCGCGCCGCGTTCATTCTACACGACTCAACTGCACGCGCAACCACTCAATCGTGTCAACGGAGGCGAGCTGCTTCGGCGTGAACTGGAACACCTTCCAGCCCGCGGCCTGCGCGAGGTTCAACTTCTCGTAGTCGCGCTGCAGCCCTTTGCGCGTCGAATGATCTCGATAGCCTTGCTGCTCAACGGCGATGCGAATCAACGGCCAGGCGTAATCGAAGCGGAAGTCACGGCCAGGAATCAGCAGGACTTCACGCGCGGGCAGCGGCAGCTTCGCAGAAACGCACAACTCCATGAAGCGGTCGAAGGGTTCCGCGGTAGGCCGCAGGGGCAACGGCAGCGGAGGCGCGAGGCCATCGAGGCGACGTCGATACGCTTCGTATTCCTGCGCCGTCCACCGCAGGCCGTTAGACATTAGCGAACTGTGAAGCTGTATACCGATTCAATTCGCCACGAATCTTATCGATCGCTTTGCGTGATGTGCCCACGTCCACGAGCCAGCGTTCCGCCAGCACACCGAAGGCGGCACGTTCGAACGCCTGATCGGCTAACTGCTCGACTAGTTCGCGCTTTTCCTGCTCGAGCCGCAGGATCGTCTCTTCGTGGCGCAGGACGTCAGCGGCGAGGTATTCAACCACGGCTTGGAGCACGGATTCTTTGCTCATAGAGGCGTGCATTCTGACAGGTTCCACGCGAAAAACCAGCCACAGAATCGAGTGGCCAACTTCCTGTCTCCCACCACCCATAGGGGTTCTGTTGCTGGCGTGCTATTCTTTCGCCCAATGGATGTGGAATTTACCAAATGGTTAGCGACGCTGGGCGTCGGAGGAATCTTGGCAGGCTTCATGTTCACCCTCTACCGTAAGGACGTGAAGCAATTCACGGAGCTGTGGAAAGCCGTCACCGATCAACTCATCGTCGTGGTGAAGGAAAACACCGCCTCGAATGTCAAGCTGATTGGGATGTTGGAAACGATGGAGCGCAACGCGCTGCGCAAAAGCGACATCGAAGAGTTTGTCTCCCGCCGCACGAAACCGTAGAAAGGACCATCCATGCCCCCGGCCTTCATTCAGTTCCACACGCTCGACATCACGACCAGTAAAGCCATCGGCGGGGCCCATCTCAGTGCGACCTCGACCCATAGCGGATCGTGGCAAGTGGACACGAATGGCTGCGGCGATTTTTTCGCCACGCTCGCCCCGGACACCTATAACGTGACCATCACCGCGCCGGGGTATAACGCGCGGGTCATTCCGATGCAGTTAGGCGACAGCGGCAGCGTGCAAATCGGCCTCGTGCCAGCCGTCGCGCCGCCGGGCGACTTGCCTTTTCCCCCGCCCACGCGAGATGAGATTCTCGCGGTTCGCGTGGGCTTCCAGGGCGAGACGGTGACGACGAGCGAATACGGGACATTCCCGGCCTTTGGTCCCGAAACGACCACGTTAAACGATGCCGACCTACATAGCTATTGTGCCCAATTGCGCTCAAGAGGCTGGACGCACGGCGAGATTGCGATCTCGTGGCAGTATGCCGAACCCGGCTTTTTGATGCCGGTGCCCGGTCGGGACTTGACGCACAACCTGCCCGAGCTCGCCCGCCGCATCGTGATCATGCTGCAACATTTCACGGGCGTGCTGGTGTTTCTGGCCGGGGACGGCATGAGTGGCCGTCAGAATCCTGATGGCAGCTATCCCTACAACGACCCGACGGGCTGGACGTATGGCTATGAATGGCTGTGCGGCGCGTTTCCGGCCATTGCCACGTATTTGCAGGCGGGGAATCCCTACGGCGACCTGACGAAGTATTGCGTGTTCGTGCCCGGCTACGATGGCGTGTTCTACGGCTGGGGCAAGCCTGGGGAAGTGCCCGACCAGCAACCGGATCGGGTCGTCAACTTCGGCACGATCGTTCGGCAGTGTCTGCCTGAGGGGTATCTCGCGATTGAGCATTCCACGGGCAAGATCCCCGTGGGGGAAGGCGGGAGCGATTGGCAGGTCGGCGGCCGGATGATGGTGTATGACTGCGTGTTATCGGAGTTTACGTGGCCGACGACCGGCGATCAGGTCTGGCAGATTGTCGGGCGTCTGAATCGGCCGTATCATCGCCCGCCGGATCAACCGCCTTGGGACGACCCGAATCCGCCGTTTTATCTGGCGTATAACACCCCGCGGGGTCCGGTGTATTACGTGCCCTACGAGTATGCGACGTATGAGTGGACGCGGGGCCAAGTGACGGCACAACAGGTCCAAGCGTCACGGGACTATTTTTCCAACATGGGATGCCCGACCGTCTGTTAGACTCTGCCCATGTGGTTGTGGCGCCACGAGAAGACACGACTTTTTTCCGCACTGGAGACAATTATGGCAAGTGAACAGGATCTACAGAACGACCTCGATGCCATCAAGGCTGGCGTGGATGCCGCGGTCGCGGCGGCGGCGAATCAGTCCAAGGTGATTGCCGACCTGACGGCGCAGTTGGCGGCCGGCAGTCCGGTGACGCAGGCCCAGCTCGATGCGCTGGATACTGAAGCCAAGGGCATCGTCACGGCGCTGACGCCGCCGGCACCGCCGACGACGTAAATGCTCACCCGTCTGTATAGCGCCGAGCCGATTCTGATTACCGTAGTCGGTTCGGCGCTGTTCTGGCCGGCGTTGTTTCAACTGCTGTCCGCGTTCGGCCATCCGCTGTCGCATGACCAGCAGGACGCCATCAGCGGCTTCGCCGTCTTACTGGGCACGTTGATCGCCCGGTCGCAAGTCACGCCCGTCAATAAAGTCATCAACCCGAAAGATTGACCGCTGAGGCTGGCTTGTGCTAGCCTTCGCGGTATGCCGAAAGCCACCGCAACACTCGATACCCACGTTCTCTATATTCGCAAATTTCCCAAGGAATTAACGCGCCGCGTGAAGTCTGTGGCCGCGTTACAAGGATGCACGATGCCGCAGGCGCTGGCCAGCATCCTGAAAGAATATTTCAAGACCGTGAAATAGTGCTTGACAATGCTAGCGCGTGCTAGTAAGCTCTCTGTATGGACAACATTTCACGGCACCTGTTCGAAACACTCACGGCGCTCTCACGGGCGGAAGCGGCAATGGTGACGGACGCCACGAAGCGCAGTCGCCGTCGCTACTGCGGGATGTGCGACAAGTGGTTCGCGTCCCTGCGCAGCATCGAGTGCCCCCTGTGCGGCGCGGACACGGACCCAGAACCGAAGGAGACACGCTAATGATGTCAGTGACAATCCGTCGGCAGACGTTCAAGTCTGAGACGTTGGAGGTTCTGCGGGACATGGTTCGGAGATTTATCGACGACAACGGATACGGGGCGTCAGATGTCGGAGGTCGATGGCGCGTGCATGGAGCCACCGCCCTGCGTGCAGAGGATTCAGTGACGCATCTCTCATATAACGGTCGCTTCTGGAATCGTCTGAATCATGAGGTGTCCATATGACCCGCTTCGCCACTGAACCGGACGCTGATACCGACAACAGCCTGAGCCTTGAACGCGAGGAGCCGAACTGCGAGACCTGCGGCGAACCCTGCCGCGAGGCCGTTTGGGCGGCGCACGGACGATATGCGTTCTGCTCTGACAAGTGCCGCGATGACTACTACACCGCCTTGGAGAACCTATGAACATCACGCGCGAGATTGCCACGAGGGTGCGGGATCTGGTCGATGCTGGACTCGTGTCTGGTATCGGCAAACCCTTCCCAGGCCAGATGTGCGTGGAAGCCGCCGTCTGTTATGCCCTCGGCTTGCCGCATGGCGACGATCCGAAATGCGTAGCGCAGTCATTGCGCCAATTGAAGATTCGGCTGAACGATAGCGCGTGGTCCTCGGATCAGGCACGGGCGAAGGGTTTGCGTCGGCTGGCCGTCGCGCAACTGGGCAGCATTGGCGTGCTGAACGAGAAAGACTTTATCGCGAGGGTTGTGGAGATGACGATTCGGAAGGCGGTGCCGATTGGGCTGCGGGCGGCAGCATCGCGGAATCCGACACACGCGATGGCGCTGGAAGCCGCGGCGGTGCGCTGCGAACGAGAAGGCACAGGGGAAGCGGTGCGAGAGGGCGAGCGCGTAGCGCGAGCAGCCTACGCCGCCGCCGCCTACGCCGCCGCCGCCGCCACCGCCGCCTCCGCCGCCTCCGACGCCGCCTACGCCGCCGCCTACGCCGCCGCCGCCGCCTCCTACGCCGCCGCCGCCGCCACCGCCGCC